ACCGTGCTCTCCACGAATGCCGCCGGCCCGGCGCGCTCGAAGTCCGACTACCGCAACATGCGCGCCGCCGACGTCGACCCGGCCACCCTGACCGCTCCGGTACTCACCCTGGACGGCTACGTGTGCCCCGTGGCGCCGGAAAAGAAGTAATCCCCCCGAACCAACGAACGCAGGAGGCCCCCATGTGCGGCGGCGGACCAGACTTACCACCCGAAAAAGACCCGAAGATCGAGCGCGAGAAAGCCGAGGCTGAGGCGACGGCCGCGGCCAATGCCAAGACTGCGGCGAACCGCCGGGCGCGGCGCAACCAGACCCTGCTCGCCGTTGGCGCCCAAGGCGCGCCAGGCGCGGCCAGCACCAGCACCGTGCTCGCCCAGGGCAAAGACAAGCTGGGCGGGGGCTGACCATGTCCACTCTCGCAGTGCAACTGCTGCGCAGGAAGGCCGCGCTCGAGCAGCTGCGCACGCCGCATGAACAAGTCTGGCGCGACTGCTTCGACTACTCGTTCCCGGAGCGTGGCGACGGCTTCAACGGCGAGAAGAACGACGCCACCGCCCTCCAGGCCAAGCGCGCCAGGCTGATGGACTCGACCTCGACCGACGCCGGCCAGATCCTGGCGGCCGCCATCATGTCCGGCGGCACGCCCAGCAACTCACGCTGGTTCGGCCTGTCGACCGGCCAGGACACCGACGAGGAGAAGCGCTGGTTCGACCTGTGCGCCGAGGTGATCTTCGAGAACATCCACGGTTCGAACTTCGACGCGGTGGGCTTCGAGGCCTGCACCGACATGATCCCCGCCGGCTGGTTCGTCCTGTTCATCGACGTGGACCGCGACGAGGGTGGCTACCACTTCGAGCTCTGGCCCCTGGCGTCGTGCTACATCGCGGCATCGAAGCCGGGCGGCCTGCCCGACACCTTGGTGCGCTCCTACGAGCTCTCCGCCGAGCAGGCGATCAAGGACTTCGGCCAGGATGGCGTCAGCGATAAGGTGCGCAAACTGGTGGACGATGGCAAGCCCGACGAGAAGGTCCGGTTCTGCCAGTCGATCTACCCGCGCAGCGCGGAGGCCGCCGGCGTGCGTGCCAAGAACTTGGCGTTCGCCTCGGTGCACATCGAGGTCGACAGCAAGCACGTGGCGCGCGAGTCCGGGTTCCACGAATGCCCCTTCGTGGCACCGCGCTGGGCCAAGCTGCCCAATAGCGAGTATGCGATCGGACCGATGTTCCGCGCCCTCCCCGACGTCAAGCAGCTGAACCGCCTCGTCTACCTGGAAGACACCAACCTGGACATGGCCGTCTCCGGCATGTGGATCGCCGAGGACGACGGCGTGCTGAACCCGCGCACCGTCAAGGTGGGCCCGCGCAAGATCATCGTGGCCAACAGCGTGGACAGCATGAAGGCGCTGCAGAGCGGGGCGAAGTTCGACCTGTCGTTCACGAAGAAGGAGCAGCTGCAGGCCGCGATCCGCAAAACCCTGATGGCCGACCAGCTCGCGCCGCAGGACGGCCCGGTGCGCTCGGCCACCGAGATCCACGTCAGGGTCCAAATGATCCGCCAGCTGCTCGGCCCGATCTACGGCCGCATGCAGGCGGAATGGTACGCGCCGATGATCAACCGCTGCTTCGGCCTGGCCATGCGCGCCGGCGTGCTGCCGCCGCCGCCGCAGTCCCTGGCTGGCCGTGATTACAACGTCAAGTTCGAATCGCCGAACGCGAAGGCCCAGAAGCTGGAGGAGGTCAACGCGGTCGAGACTTCGCTGGTGGCTGTTGGCCAGATCGCGGTGGCCACGAACGACCCGACCGTCTGGGACGCCATCAACATCGAGGAGAGCATCGGTGTCATCCTCGAAGGCCGCGGCGCCCCGGCGCGGATCGGCCGCTCGAAGGAAGACATCCAGGCTATCCGCGAGAACCGGGCGAAAGCCCAGCAGCAGGCCGCGCAGCAACAGCAGCAGGCTGACATGGCCCAGGCGATGGCGCCGCAGATGGCCAGGAACATGGCACCGGCATGAGCGACCACAACCCTACTCCGGAGCAGTACAAGGCGCTGTTCGAGGACGACCTACGCGGCGCGGCCATCCTAGAGCACCTGATCCGCACCTTCGCGCGTCCGGCTGTCGTCAAGGGCGGCATCGATGCGGTGCTGGAGACCTACCAGCGTGACGGCCAGCGCCGCGTGCTCGAATTCATCACCAACCAGATCAACCGCGCCCACGGCGTGGACGTCAACAACCAGGAAGGATAGACACATGCTTATCAAACGACTCATGCACCGCTACATGAACCAGGCCGGCGCCGAGGCCGCCCCTGGTGGTGCAGCCGCTGCCGCACCAGCAGCACCGGCGCCGGCGGCAGCACCGGCCGCCCCGGCACCTGGCGCGCCTGCAGCGGCCGCCCCCTCCGTCCTCGCCACCGCAGCAGCTGCAGCACCGGCAGGCGACCCGCCGACCACCGACTTCATCCCCGAGAAGCTGCGCGTCTTGAAGGAAGACGGCACCCTCGACCTGGACGCATCGTCGCGCAAGATGGCCGAAGCCTACGGCAGCCTGGAGAAGCGGTTCGGCGCTGGCGAGGCGCCGCCGAAGGACGCCAGCGAGTACAAGATCACCGTCCCGGACGCGCTCAAGGATGCGTTCGACCCAGCGACCGATGCCGGCATGCAGGGATTCCTGACCGGCGCGCACGCGGCAGGCCTCAATCAGGCGCAGGTCGACTTCGTGATGGGCAAGTACTTCGAGATGGCCCCGCAGCTCGCCGCCGGCGCCGCCGTGTACGACGCCAACACCGCCACCGCCGAGCTGAAGAAGACCTGGGCGACCGACGCCGACTTCAACCGCAACGTCAAGAACGCCTTCGTCGGCACCAACGCCGCGGCGCAGAAGGCTGGTCTGGATGTCAACGAGATCATGAACGGCCCCCTCGGCAACAACCCGCAGTTCCTGCGCCTGATGGCAGCGCTGGGCCCCGAGTTCCAGGAAGATCCGGGCGCCGGCGGCCAGAGCATGGCGACGCAGGAGGACATCAACACCCTGCTCGCCTCCGAGGCCTACACGAACCCGCGCCACGCCGACCACGCGAAGGTCAGCGCGAAGATCAAGCAGTATTTCGAGCGCAAGCACGGCACCGAAGCCGCCGGCTGAGCACCGCCCTCCCCCTCCCAGGCCCGCCCAGTGCGGGCCTTTTTCGTTCCTGAGCGCAAATAGTCGGGATTCCGACCGGGCAACGGCGCAATCATTGCCAGAAATCAAGGCCTGCGGTGGCGCGCAGACAACCTTCAAGCCCGAAACCTCGCGTTGCAGCCGATGCGAGGTCCGAACCACAGGCCCGGCGACGGACAACCTGACCAGGCGAAAACTCATTCAACTACTCAGGGATTCCTTATGACCGCAACTATCACCCAAGCCTTCGTGCAGCAGTTCGACAGCACGATCCGCGTGCAGGCGCAGCAGAAGACTTCGCGCTTCGAATCGCGCGTCACCGACCGCGGCACCATCACCGGCGAGTCGTTCACCGCCAACAAGCTCGGCCTGGTGGAAGACACCCCGGAAAACAACGTCCGCCACGGCGACACCCAGTGGAGCGACATCGAGCATTCGACCCGCGTGGCCCTGATGCGCGACTTCTACCAGGCGCTGCCGGTCGACCGCGCCGACGAGCCGAAGGTTCTGGCCAACCCGAACGGCGACTACATGACGTCGCTGGTGGCTGCCTGGAACCGCCGCAAGGACGCGATCATCTACGCCGCCGGCCTGGGCAACTCGCAGACCAAGGAAGGCGCACTGGTAGCCCTGCCGGCTGGTCAGAAGATCGCCGCCGGCGGCACCGGCTTCACCAAGGCCAAGCTGATCACCGCGAAGAAGATCTTCCGCGCCAACGAGTGCGACAGCGAGGCGGATGATCCGCAGGAGCTGTACATCACCTACACGGCCGAAATGCTCGAGGACATCCTGGGCGACGCCACGCTGACCAGCGCGGACTTCATGGCCGTGAAGATGCTCCAGGAAGGCAACCTGGCTGGCAAGTGGATGGGCTTCAACTGGGTGCCGTACGAGAAGGTCAACAACGTCGGCGGCACCTACAGCGCGATGGCCTGGGCCAAGAAGGCAATCCACTTCGGTACCGGCTTCTTCGAAGGCAAGAGCCAGCGCCGCGGCGACAAGAAGGACACGATGCAGGTGTCGGCGGCCGGCTCGGTCGGCGCCGTGCGCGTCTGGGAAGACGGCGTCGTCCAGATCGACTTCGTCTAAGTCATCCAGTAGCGGCCGCCAGCTCGGCGGCCGCATTAAATAGAACTCAATTTTTTAGGAGCCACACATGGCTGAAGTAAATACCACCCAAGGCGCCAACCTGGTCGCACGCAAGAAGGTGCTGCCGCACGAAGCGCACGGCCGCGTCCGCATCCTGGCATCCAAGATGCCCGCCGTGCACGCCGGCGCCGCCATCAACGATACGATCTTCCTGGGCCGCCTGCCGATCGGCTCGCGCATCCTGACCGACGGCATCGTCGGCTGCGGCGCCGGCACCGCCACCTCCGTGCTCGACATCGGCCTGCGCAAGACCCGCGACGGTTCGGTCATCGACGCGGACGGCATTGCGGTCGGCATCGATATCGCCGCCGCCGGCACCAAGGCCGCCATCAACGGTGCACTGATCGCCAACGGCGCCGAGTACGTGACCACGGAAGAAGTGGACGTCTACGCCACCGTGCGCGTCGCGGCGCTCGCCGCCAACCAGGTGCTCAAGGTCGAACTGCAGTACGTCGCCGACTGACCGATTACGGTTGTCTCCTACCCCTCGGGGTACTTCGCCGGGGCCATGTGCCCCGGTTTTTTCTTGAAGGTCCGATATGCCCAGCTCAGTTTCCGTCTGCTCCAACGCCTTGGTGATGCTCGGCGGCGCTCCGTTCAGCTCGTTCGAGGAGCCGAAGCCGCACGTGCGCATCGCCGCCAACCTCTATCCAACCGTGCGCGACGACGTGCTGCGGCTGCACAACTGGAACTGCGCCACCGACCGCGTGATCCTGGCGCCGATGGCCACGCCGCCCGCGTTTGATTTCGCCTACCAGTTCCAGCTCCCGGGGGACTGGCTGCGCACCATCCAGGTGGGCCGGAAGGGCGAAGCTCTGGAATACCGCTCGGAGCGGCAGCGCCTCCTGGCCAACGTCACCGCCCTCCCCCTGGTCTACTGCTTCCGCAACACGGTCGAGGACACCTGGTCGACCAACCTGATCCGCGTGGTCGAGCTGGCCATGGCCGCCGAGATGGCCTATGCCGTGACCTCCTCGACCTCGGTGCGCGACAGCTACCGCGACCAGTTGGCGCGCCTGCTCAAGGTGGCCAAGGCGATCGACGGCCAGGACGATCCGCCGGAAGAGTTCGCGGAAAGCGCGTTCGTTGAGTCCCGCTTCTCGTAAGGCCCGGCCATGGCACGCGTAAATACCAACCAGACCAATTTCACCGCCGGCGAGATCTCCCCGAAGTGCTACGGCCGCGTCGACGTCTCGCGCTACCAGAACGGTGCAGCCGCCCTACCCAACTGCGTGGTCAACGTCCACGGCGGGGCGGAGCGCCGGCCCGGGTCCAAGTTCATTGCCGTGACCAAGGACTCCTCGAAGCGCTCGCGCCTGGTGCCGTACATCTTCAATACCACGCAGGCGTACATCCTGGAATTCGGCCACCTGTACATGCGGGTGTATGCCCAGAGCAGCGGCCAGATCCTCAAGGGCGGCGTTCCCTATGAGATCGCCACGCCCTACACCGAGGACATGCTGGCCGAGATGGACTACACCCAGGGTGCCGACACGATGTTCCTCTTCCATCGCGCGGTGCCCATCCACATCCTGCAGCGCATCGCCGCCGACTTCTGGGCGCTCAAGCCTGCGCCGATCACGGTCATGCCGTTCGATGAGGTCGGCCACACCTTCCCCTTCGTTCTGACGCTTTCCGCGACCACCGTGGGGGCCGGCCGGACCGCTACCCTCGCTGCCCCGAACAATGCGTTCATCCAGAGCGACGTTGGGCGCCGCATTGCCTACCAGGCGGGTGTGGCCCTGATCACCGGATACAGCGGTGGCGCCAGCGTCACCGTCGAGATCCAGAATCCCTTCCCTGTCGCCGCGCTGCCGGCGAACGAATGGCGACTGCTGGACTCCCCGCAGGTCCTGATCACGCCCTCGAGTAAAGATCCGATTGGCGGCGGATGCACACTGACGACCGCGGTCGAGGAAACCGGCGCGCCTGACGAGCCCCCGGTGATGATCGGCGTCGACGTTTGGCGCCCTGAAGACGTGGGCAAGTTCGTCCGCATCAACGGCGGCATGGTGCAGATCACCTCCTACCAGGATTCGTACACCGTCCACACCATCATCAAGGAGGAGCTGTCGTCGACCGTGGCTTCGCCTGCGAACGCCTGGACCCTCGAGGGGGCGGTCTGGAACAGCGGCAGCGGTTATCCAGGCACCGGCGCTCTCTTCGAGCAGCGCCTGGCGGTGGCCGGCTCGCCGAGCTACCCGCAAACGGTCTGGGGCAGCCGCATCGGCCTGTTCTACGACTTCACCATCGGCACCAACGCCGACGACGCTTTCAGCTTCTCCCTGCCCTCGACCGGCCAGATCAACCCGATCCTACGCATGATCACGGCTAAGGCGCTGATGCCGCTGACCTATGGCGGCGAATACACGATGAGCGGCGGCGGCGACGAGCCGATCACCCCTACCAACGTCAAGGCGCCGAGCTCCTCGGTCTACGGTTGCAACCACGTCAAGCCGCTGCGCGTCGGAAACGAGGTCCTCTTCGTGCAGCGCGCCGGCCGGAAGATCCGCTCGCTGGCCTACCGCATCGAGTCGGATACCTACACGGCGCCCGACCTCACCGTGCTGGCGGAGCACATCACCACGTCCGGGATCGTGGACATGACCTACCAGCAGGAACCCTATTCGCGGGTCTGGTGCGTGCGTGCCGACGGCAAGATGGCTGTCCTCACCCTCGACCGCGAGGAAGGTGTCGTCGCGTGGTGCCCGGAGCACACGGACGGTCTATACGAAGCCTGCGCCTCGATCCCGAATGCCACCGGCGACGAGGTGTGGTGCATCGTCCAGCGGACCATCGGCGGCCAGGTGAAGCGCTATGTCGAGCGATTCGAGCCGACCTTCTACACGGACAGCGGGATCGTCGGCACCGACCCGGCCGGGAAATCGGTTTGGGCCGGCCTCGGCCACCTGGAAGGCAAGGAGGTCGCGGTGCGCGCCGACGGCGTCTACCTGGGCCTGTTCGCGGTTACCGGGGGCGAGATCGAGCTGCCGCGTACGGCGCAGGACGTGCAGATCGGCCTCCCCTTCACCAACAGCGTCACGCTGCTGCGTCCCGAGATCCAGACCGGCGAGGGCAGCATCCAAGGTACCGCGCAGCGCGTGCACGAGGTCTCGTTGCTGTTGATGGAGACCATCGGCTGCAAGATCAACGGCGAGGAGATCGCCTTCCAGGAGTTCGGAGACAAGATCCTCGACTACGCCCCGGACACCTTCTCCGGGTTCAAGCGCGGCGGCCTCACCGAGTGGTCGCGCGGGAATGAGCAGGTCACCGTGACCCAGGACGAGCCGTACCCCTTCCACCTGCTTGCGGTCGTTCGCAGGCTCACCGCCAATAGCTGAGGTACCCATGGAAATTCGAGTAGCAACACTGGACGACCTGCCGCGCATCCTCGAGCTCGGCGAGCTGCTGCACCAGGAGAGCCCACGCTGGGCCCGTCTTTCGTTCAACCGGGCCAAGGCCGCCCACTTCATCGCCCACCTGATCCTGGAGCCGACCGGCGTGGTGTTCGTGGCCGAGCACGGCGGCCTGGTAGTGGGCGGGATCGCCGGTATGGCCACCGCCCACTGGTCGAGCGACGACGTGGTCGCGCAGGAGGTGAGCTTCTTCATGGCGCCGGAAGCGCGCGGGCGCATGGCCGCGGTGCGGCTGATCTGCGCGCTCCGGGCCTGGGGCGAGATGCGCGGGGCGAAGTGGTTACAGGCGGGCACGTCGACCGGGCTGGACCCGGAGCGTACCGCAGGGCTTTACGAGCAGCTGGGATTCTCCCGCTGCGCAATTGGACTGGAGGTTGAATATGGGAATTGAAGCAGTATTGATCGCCGGGGCCGTGGCCTCGGCCGGCGCCTCGATCTACTCGGGTGTGCAGCAGAACAAGGTGATGGAGGCGAACGCGGAAATGGCGCGCCGCGAGGCCAACCAGGAAGCGGACGCCGCCGTGGCCCAGGCCGAGAAGATCCGGCGTGCCGGGCGTGCGGCCGCCAGCCAAGCGAACGCGGCCCTGGCTGCATCCGGTGTGGCGATTGGAGAGGGCACAGCCCTGCGCATCAATGAGCAGATCTACAAGGATTCCGAGGACGACGCCTTCAGCACCCTGCTCACGGGCGTGCGCCGCCACCGCTCGGCGAACGACCAGGCCGGCCTGATGGAATACGAAGGCCGGAGCGCACGCACGGCAGGCTTCCTGAACGCCGGCGCGACGATTCTCAGCTCGGCCAGCAGCTACGGCAAGTGGAAAACTTCCAAGGCTGGAGGTGGCGCATGAGGATCCCGACTGGCAACTTCGGCAACGTCGTCGCCGAGCCGCAACGGCAGGCCCAGGTGCGCAGCAGCGGCGCCGTCGGCCAGGCGCTGGGCAACGTGGCGAACGCCCTGGGCGGCGTGGCGCAGGACATGCAGGACGTGGAGCGCGAGCGGCAGCAGGCCGAACTGAAGAAGCAGCGCTCGCAGGACGGCGTCACCCTCGCTACCCTGAACAATGATCTGTACGACCTACACGACGAGGTCAGCCGTAGTGTGACCGAGGGCAAGCTGCCGGCTGGACAGGCGATTGCTGAGTTTAAGCGGCGGACCGGCGAAATCACGGGTGAGCGCACGAAGGATATGACGCCTGACCGCCGCCAGGTCATCGATGAGCACCTTCTCCGAGCCACCGGCACGCTGGAGCGCAACCTCAACGGCGTCGTGCTGAAGCGCACCCAGCACGAGACCGGGGCGAATCTGGGCACGATGAAGGAACAGCTCGGACGCGCTGCGATGCGCAACCTGCCTGAGGCTGTCAACCAGTGGAATACGGCCGTCGACGCGATGGGCGTGGCGGCAGGCTGGGACGCCGAGAAAATCGCCGTCGAGAAGCAGTCTTTCTTGGAGACCTCGACCTTCAACTTCGCCAACGCCACGCTTGAGGGCGCCGCAGCGACCGGCAACGCCGACCTGGTGCGCGCCGCGCGCGCCAAAGTGGAAGGGCCGGAGGGCGAGGCCATCGATCCTGCGCGCCGTACCGCCCTGATCACGAAGGCCTACGGCTACGAGCAGGGGATCGCCGCCGCCAGCGTGCGCGAGCAAGAGCGCCTGAAGCGCGAGCAGGAGGCACGCGAGAACAAAGGCCGGGACGCCTACAAGGATGCGCAGGCCCTGGTGCTAAACGGCCGCTACCTGTCGACCGAGTACATTTCCGAGCTCTCCGCCATCACCGCCGGGACCAGCGCGGCGCCCGCCGTGCAGGAATTGGTGCGATCGCAGGGAGCCGTCGCCGGTTTCGCTTCCCTCCCCCTCTCTCAGCAGACCGCTACCATCGAGCGCCGGCGCGCCGCCGGGTCGACCCCGGGCGTGGGTGTGTCCGCCGATCAGGAGCAGATGACGGCCGCCATGGAGCGAATCCGCGAGGGCAGCATCCGGGCATACGCTGAGAATCCGTGGACCGCTGCCCAAGAGCGCGGCGTCATCGCGCGCGCGCCTGCCATCCAGATGAACGACCTCGCGGGCGCCCAGGCGGTGCTGGCCGAGCGCATGAAGCAGATCGCCACCGTGGAAGCCGCGGCGGAGCGCAAGATCTCGCCCCTGCAGCCGCAAGAGGCCGAGCAGATCGGACGCCTGGTGCAGGCCCTGCCCCCGGACCAGCAGTCGGCGGCCCTGGCCACCTTCGGCAAGATGATCGGCGACGCCGACCGTCTGGCCGCGCTGGCGCGCCAAATCGATGCCAAGGACAAGGTACTCGGCACTGCCATGATCATCGGTGACCTGCAGACGACCCAGGGCCGCTACCTCAGCGAGCTGGTCATCAAGGGCGCGCGCGCGATCAAGGACAAGTCGATCACGATGGACGAGCGCAAGGAAACCGGCTGGCGCGGCGCGATCGCCAACGAGATCGGCGACGCTTTCCCCAACCAGGAAGTGCGCGAGAAGATGATCGACGCGGCCTACTACGTCCAGGCAGGCTTCGCTGCCGAGGGCGGCGGCGCCGACACCCGCCGAGCGGTGCGCATGGTGGCTGGCCGGATCGTGGACCGCAACGGCAGCCGGATCCCGCTCCCCCGGGGGATGGAGGAAGGCGACTTCGAGAAGCGCATTTCGTCAATCAAACCGGTCGACCTGGCCGCGCAGGCGCCCGGCGGCAAGGTCCTCGTTGGCAAAACGGCCGTGCCGCTCGATCAATTCGTCAATTCCCTTCCTGATGCCGCCCTGGTGCATGCTGGCCAAGGCCGCTACAACATCCGCGCCGGCGTGGGCCTGGTGACCAACAGCCAGGGCAAGCGCATCACAATCGAGGTACGCAATGGCAATTGAAGACCTGTTCCAGAACGGCACCGACAAGGTACTGGACGACCGTGTGGCGCGGCCGCTGCCCGAGCGCCCGGAACCGCGCTCCTTCGGCGCCAACCTGTGGGGGGCGATCTCCGCCGCTCCTAAAGGCGTGGGCGCCGGGGCGAACGAGTCGGCCGGCTTTTTCTCCGACATCTTGGGCGCTTATAGCGAAGTGCAGGCCGGCTACGCCCGGCAACTCGATCCCGCGCTGCTGCTCGACGCTCAGGCGGCCGAGAAGGCGCGAGCGGACGGAGCGGGCTCGCGGGCACGCATCGACAGTGGCGCGGCCTTCAGCACCGACCTCGGCACCGGCTTCCGCGCCACCGCGCGCACCTTCGCGCCAGATCCGCAGAGCGCCGGCCAGGCCGAGCAGCTGCTGTTCGGCCTCACCCGATTCGCCACCAAGGCGGTGGGCTATTCGCTGGCAGCCGGGCCAGTACCGGGTGCGGTGCTGACCGGTACCGACGAGGGCATGACCGAGGCGGACCGGCTGAAGGCCCACGGCGTCGACATCGACACCCGCACGAAGGTGGGCGCCGTCTCCGGGGTCGCTGCGGGGGCCTCGGTCGCGCTGCCCGTCGCTGGCAAAACGCTGGCACAAACCGCTGGCCTGGTGGTGGCCGGGGGCCCGGGCGGCTTCATTGCGCAGCAGGCGGCCAGCAAGGCGATCCTCGAAAACGCTGGCTACGAGAAGCTGGCGGACCAGTACGACCCATTCGACCCGGTCGGGCTGGTCGTCTCCACCCTGGTACCCGCCGGGTTCGGGGCGTACGCGCTGCGCGGCGCGAAGGCCCGGCCGCAGCCGGCAGCGGATCCGGCGGCCGCCCGCCAACTGGCCAGCATGGGCGGCAACGAGCGTATGGCCCTCCGGTACGACGATCCCCGCCTGGACGCCTACGCGGTGACGGCGGCGCAGCGCGAGGGCATTCCTCCCGAGGCGCTGCTGGCTATCAAGAACGTCGGCGAGCGCTCCGGGTCGACCGCGGTGTCGCCCAAGGGCGCCAAGGGCGTGATGCAGTTCATGGACGACACCTGGACGGCCTACGGCAAGGGAGATCCGCGCGACCCCACCGCATCGATCGACGGTGCCGCGCGCTTCATGAAGGACCTGATCGCTCAGTACGACGGCGACGTGCGCGCGGCGATCGCGCACTACAACGGCGGCGGCAAGGCCGGTAAGGCGGTGAAGGAAGGCCGCGCGGCGCCGTCGAAGGAAACCCGGGCCTACCTGGAGCGCACCGACGCATTCATCGCCGAGCGCGCCGGTACCGAGGCCGGGCGCACCGCGGCGACGGATCCGGATATCGTCGCCGCTGCCCGGGTGCAGCTGGTGCGCGAGACCATCGAATCCTGGAACCTGCGGGATCCGGCCGACGCCGCCGGCGCCCAGCAGCACCTGGAAGCCGTCCTGCGCGCAGCCGACCAGATTGGCGCCGGCACGCGCGTGGATATCGGCGCAACCATCCCCCTCGACACTCTCAGCCAGGCCCGCCTGCTCGACAACCTGGTCGAGCGCCTCGAGCAGTCCCGCGCCGAGCTGCTACCCGAAGCGGCCAACTTGGCCGACCCGGGCGTAGTCGCGCCGCTGCGGGCCGAGATCACCCAGCTCGAGCAGTCCCGGCCAGCCACCACCGACGAGGCGCTGCGCACGCTGGCCAAAGAAATCCAGGCCGCGCAAGGCGTCAGCTACAAGGCCGCGCTGTCAGCGGCGAAGAAGGAAACCGCAACCCGCCTGCAGGACGTCGAAACGCAGATCGGGCGCCTCCGCCAGCAGCTCGACGCCCACCGCGCCGCCGCCGAGACGCACAAGCAGATCGCCGACCTCGACGGCCAGATCGCCAGGGTGAGAGCGGACCGGGCCGCGATCGACGCCCCTACCCCACGCCCGGCTGCGCTGGCGGTCAAGCAGGCGGTCTCCCAGCTGCAGGAGGCACGCCCTCAGTTTGGAAAGCCAAAAGCGGAAACGAAGCCTGCGGATTTACCAGCGGCCGGAAACCCAGCACCGGCGCGGTCCGCGGTGGAAAAGGCCGGTGGCGCGGATGCCCCTGCGGCTTCTAGCCTGGACGCGCAGAGCGCCGAGATCGCGAGCCTGTCGCCCGACATGATGGTGCAGCTGGAAGGGATGGACACGCCGATGCGGCTGGCGGACGCCCTAGAGGCGGTGAAGGCGGAAGCGGCGCGAGAGGTGCAGGATGCGCCGCTGCTGCAGGTGGCTGCCGAGTGCTTCCTACGAAGCGCCTAAGGCAGCGAGCCAGAAGATGCCCGCGAGTACCAGGCCGGCGCCCGTGATGCAGCCCATGATCTTCAGGTACGCCACGAACGCCTGCAGGCCGTGGCGCCAGCTACCGGAGCCGGCCCAGACCGTGAGCGGGATGATCAAGGTCATCACCGCAATTATTCCTAACATTTTGACAAAAGAGAGCATGCCCCGATGAAACCACAGTGCAGAGCAGCTGTCCAGCAGGCCGCCGGCCGGAACTTGACCGACGCCGAAATCAGGAAGATCGATGACCGGATCAGCGCCACGATGCGCAACATGGCCCGGGCCGACCCGGCCGGCTGGCGCGGCAAGTCCGCCGACCAGCGCGTGCTGGACGCCGTGCAGCAGGCCATGGCCGATATCCAGGCCGAAGCGGCGCTCAAGGTGCAGCGTGCGCAGCTCCAGGTCGTCAAAACCGCCGCCATGGAGACCCGGGTCGGCGACCTGATGGCGTCCTACGCGATCGGCCGCAGCAAGGCCCTGGTCAAGGAGATGGAGCTGACCGACAACTATGCCGAGGGCATCAAGCGCGAGACGATGAGCCACCTGATGGATCTGCTCGACGCGGTCGAAAGCAAGCAAGGCACCACCGCCGGCCGCAAGGCGCTCATGTTCCTCTTCGATGCCCAGAACCCAGGCATGACGCGCGACCTGGCGATCGAGATCTACGGCAACGGCGCCGCCGGCACCGGCAACGCCCTGGCGCAGAAGGCGGCAGTGGCCTGGCTGGAATCGATCGAGCAGCTGCGTCAGCGCTTCAATGCCGGCGGCGGCGACGTCGGCAAGCTGGAATACGGCTATCTGCCGCAGCCCCATGATCAGGGGCGCGTGCGCGGCAGCGGCGATGCGGCGGCGCGCGCCAAGTGGGTGCAGGACACTCTGCCGCTGCTCGACCGCAACCGCTACTTCCAGGAAGACGGCACCCGCCTGACGGACCAGCAGCTGGCCGACGTGCTGAACGCTGCCTGGGACACCATCGCGACCGGCGGCCTGAACAAGATGACGCCCGGCCAGGGCGGCGGCAGCGGCGCGCGCGCGAACGCGGGCAGCGACAGCCGCCAGATCCACTTCAAAGACGCCGAGGCCTACCTCGCCTACATGGGCAAGTACGGCGGCGGCAGCATGTACGACGCGATGCTGGGGCACATCGGAGGCCTGTCGCGCGACATCGCCCTGGTCGAGCGCTACGGCCCCAACCCCGCCCAGCAGATGAAGCTGCAGTTCGACCTGGCAGAGAAGGCGGACATCGGCGTCGAGCGCTCCTTCGGCATGACCCCACAGAGCTACTGGGACCTGATCAGCGGCAAGACCGGGATGGCCGAAAACGGCAACCTGGCCAGGGTCGCGCAGGACGCCCGCAATATCCAGGTGTTCGGCAAGCTGGCGGGCGCGGTGCTGTCGAGCGTGACCGACATGGGCAGCTACTTCGTCACCGCTGGCTTTAACAAGCTCTCCTACTGGGAGGCGCTGAAGAACATCGGCAAGCAGCTCGATGGCGACACCCGCGACTTCCTTACCATGCATGGCGTCATCGCGGATTCGATGATCTCGAACCTGAATCGTTGGAGCGGCGACAACATCAAGAACAACTGGAGCGGCCGCCTGGCTAACTCCACGATGAAGTTGTCGCTGATGAACGCCTGGACCGACACGCTGCGCCGCGCATTCTCCATGACGATGATGAACGGCCTGGCCAAGCTGTCGAAAACGGAATGGGCGGCGCTGTCCGGGTGGGACCGGTCGCACCTCACCCGCAAGGGCATCACCGAGGCCGACTGGGAAGTGATCCGCGCCGGCCAGCTGACGAACTACCAGGGCGCCGACTTCCTCACGCCCGAGGCCATCCACGCGAGCGGCGACGCGCGCTCGAGCGAGGTGGCGGCCAAGGTCATCGGCCTGATCACGGACGAATCCGAATACGCGGTCATCAACCCCGACCTGGCCACGAAGGCGGCAGCCAGCGCGGGCGGCCTATCGCGCGGCACGGTGCGCGGTGAGCTGGCGCGCTCCGTCATGCAGTTCAAGAGCTTTCCGATCGCGATGATCTCGCGGCACTGGCGCCGGATGCTGGACGCGCCGCAGGGTGTTGACGGCGCGCCCGTGCTGGCCAATCGCCTGATGTACGGCGCCGCCATGATGACGTCGCTCACCGCGCTCGGCGCCATCGCCTACCAGAACAAGCAGATCGTTCAGGGCAAGGACCCGCTCGACATGACTACCCCGAAGTTCTGGACTCGCGCCATGGCCCAGGGCGGCGGCATGGGCATCGTCGGCGACTTCCTGCTGACGGACCCCACCACCAACCCGGGCGACTCCACGGCCAACGCGATCAAGAACGTGGCCGGTCCGACCGTGGGCAGCGTCTTCGATATCGGCTACAAGCTGGGCGTGGAGAACCTCTACGAAGCAGCGAACGGGGACGACACCCACTTCGTCGCCGAGGGCATCCGGACGGCCCGCAGCCACCTCCCCTACGTCAATCTCTGGTACGCCAAGGCGGCACTTGACCATGCTGGCCTACATGCTCTACAAGAGAACGTAAGCCCCGGCTACCTGTCGCGGATGCAACAGCGTGCGCAGCGGGACTGGGAACAGGACTACTGGTGGACACCAGGCACTGGCGCGCCTGAGCGCGCCCCGGACATGACAGCGATCGGAGGAAACTGATGAGGCAGGATCAATACGAGAAATTGCAGGAATTGACCGAGAAGCTGACCGACGCCTTCATCGGCGAGGCGGATCCGGCCGTATGGCCTGGCCACGGGGTGGCGATCGCCGCGATGGACCAGCAGACCCGTGGTGACCGCTACTGGTGCAAGAAGAACGCCGCGGCGACCCTGTCCGTGATCGTGCGCACCACCAGCCTGATCGGCATCATCCAGCAGCGCAGCCTGGCGGGCGTGGCGGGCGGGGTCCCGGCGCCCGAGCAGGAACAGGAAGACGACAGCCTGGACGCCGAAGTGAAGGCCGCGGAGAAGGAAGCGAAGCGCCTGCTCGACAAGATGCAGAAAAGCATGACGAAGGCCCATGGAAAATAGGGTCAGCTTCCTGACGTTCTTCCTGATGTGGGCCAAGCTGCAGGGGTGGAAGGTTCCGCTCCTGCACGTGCGCATCTGCCAGTGGCTGGAGAACTGCGCCGACCCGGTGCGCGTGCTGATGGTGTTCCGTGGCGCGTCGAAGTCGACGACCTACGCTGTTTACAAGGCCTGGAAGCTGTACCGGGATCGCAACCGCCGATCGCTGATCTGGGCGGCCGACGGCGACTTGGCCAAGAAGCTCACCCGCGACACCATCAACGTGCTGCGCCGGCACCCGCTGTGCGCCGGCATGCTGCCGACCAAGCCGGGCGCGCAGACGTTCTGGGTGAACGGGTCGACCGACGCGCGAAACGCCAGCATGAACGCGGTGGGCGTGAACCAGAATGCGACAGGCTCGCGCGCCGACGACATCGACTACGACGACATCGAGGTCCCGAAAAACATCAAGACCGCCGAGGCCCGGGCCAACCTGAGGATGAAGATCGAGGAATCCACCTTCATCGCGGTGCCGGGCTCCCAGGAAACCTACATCGGCACCCCGCACACCCACGACTCGATCTATCCGGAGTTGGTGGCCGCCGGCGCCGCTTTCCTGAAGATCCCCCTCTTCGAGAGCGGCGTCCGCTACGAGGACACCAGTACCCGGACCCGGTACCAGTTCGACTTCACGCCGGGCGAGGATGGCCTGTACGTCATGGTCGGGATCCACAAGTTCGCGCGTCTCCTGGTCGAGGGGCAGGACTACCGGGTCGAGGGCAACGAGGTGGTGCTGGCCAAGCCGCCCGGCGCCGTTCTGGACATCTACGCGCACTGCGCATGGCCAGAACGCTTCACGCGCGAGGACGTAATCAAGCGCCGGAAGAAGACCCGCACCCTCAACTACTGGGACAGCCAATACATGCTCGAAGCGAAGCCGATCAACGAATGCCGCCTCGACCCGGCGAAGATCAAGGCCTACGACCTGCAGCCGACGCTCGCGCGCGCGAACCGTCAGGTGCGTATGGAGCTGGGGAAGGTCCAGATCGTGAGCGGCCGGGCCTATTGGGACCCGTCCTTGGGCAAGAAGACCAGCGATGCGTCCGCCTTCTCGGTCGTCTACGACGACACCCTGGGGAATCACTACTGGCACGTGTGCGAGGGGCTGACCGGGGAATTCGCCGAGTTCAGCGATGCCCGCAACACCGAGATCATCGGCGGCCAGGTGCTGCAGGCCTGCGACATCATCCAGAAGGCGAACATCCTGCACGTCTATGTGGAGGTGAACAGCGTCGGCTCGTTCGCCGGGAAGCTGCTGCAGCGCGCTCTCAAGCAGCGCCGGCTGAACTGCGGTGTGACGGAGATTGTCCAGAACGCCAACAAGAACGAACGGATCCTGGGCGCGCTCGAAGCGCCGATGAAGTCGGGCGTGCTGTGGGCGCACGTCGATGTCCTGAACGGCCCGCTCTGGGACCAGATGAAGGACTGGAACCCCAAGGTAAAGGAGCAGCCGGACGACTACCTGGACAGCGGCGCTGGTGCGATCGAGCGGGCGCCAGTGCGCATTAACCATTTGGTCGGGATTCCGACCGGCAATACACGGGAAGATTGGCGCCATTCAACGGGCGTCTTCGAGGTGACGCTCGAAACCTGAGCGTCGCAGGTAAGGCGGCGCTCCCCTTCAGGAGTCCGCCGTGCCCGTATCAGCCCAAGAAACCGTATTTCGCCATATCGGCAACGGTATCACTGTCTCGTTCCCCTTCGGCTGCCAGGTCCTGCAAGCATCCGACCTCAAGGTCTATATCAACGATGCTGAGGTGACTTCCGGCTTCACCGTCGCTGGTATCGGCGTGCCCACGGGCGGCACCGTCACGTTCGATGTCCCACCGTCGGGTCTCGCCCAGGTGCGCCTCGAGCGCGACATCGTGCTGGAGCGCCTCACCGACTACCAGCAAAACGGCGACTTCCTCGCCAGGGTTGTCAACCCAGACTTCAACCGCCTTTGGATGGCGCTGCAGCAGCACCTGGGCATTCTGCGTCGCGCGTTGGTGGTGCCGAAATCCGATCTATCGGAGCCTGCGCCTCTGCCGAAAATTGCTGATCGTGCAAATAAGTTGCTGAGTTTCGACGAGCTCGGCAATCCCATTGCAGTCGCGCCGGCCGCACAGTCTGCCACCGCGGCATTGATCGAGCTGGCATCGGCCGCCGGATCCGCTCTGATCGGATATATCCACTCTGGTATTGGGGCAGTCAAGCGCTCGCTTCAAGAAAAGCTGCGCGACACCATCCACGTCAAGGACTACGGTGCGAAGGGCGACGGCGTAACCGACGACACCCTGGCGATCGAGGCCGCAGGCAAGGCGCTTAAAAGTGGACAGACCTTGCACCTGGGCGACGGGACCTACCTCATCTCATACAAAGGCGCCGCCTATTCCTCCGTCTACGGCAATGCCGTAATCGACCTGCTGAACAAGACCGACATCAGCATCTTGGGCGAGGGCGCCACTATCAAGGTCGTGAACCACGACATCACCGCCAAGGGCGGCTTGCGCTTCGCTAACTTCAAAGGCTGCAAGCGAGTGCGGATTTCGGGCATCAACTTCGACATGACGTTCTTGGGCAGCAATACCAGCGGCCAGTTCTATCCGTTCTGCGGCGCGATCACGGCGCTGGACGAGGACGCGCCGGCGCCCGACTTCAATGGCCTGAACAGCGATTTTACGATCGACGGCTGCAGCTTCAAGCTGTATCACCCTGCGGGAAACTGGCAGACCACTGCGAACCCGTACCTGGGCGACGGGAACAACGGCTTCAAGCTCTTCAGCATTTTCGTGTCGGGCCCCTTCACTCCGACCGAGTATGACAACCAGTGCCGCAACGTCGTGGTGGATAACTGCACATGGCGCAAGGGCCATAACGGGTATGGCATCTGGTTCTGGGCTTGGAACAACTGCCGCGTGACGAGCTGCGTCGTCGAAGACTGGGTAGCCAAATATTCCGACAACACCGGCAGTTTCGCCGGTGGCGGGGTTGCATGGGTTCGCCATATCCCGTTCCGTACCGCCGGCATGGTCGTCTCGGGGAACCAGTTCCGCGCAAAACCAACGTCCGAGCGAATCGGTGCGTTTGCCGGCAAAGCACAGTTCTATGTGCAAGCGAACAATATCGGTGCGGCCAACTTGGCAAAGGGTGAGACGGTCGTATCAGGCAACAACATAATCATGGGCGCCGGCGGCCAGGGTCTCGGCGATGAAGTGCTGTTCTTCAACACCTTCGGCACGCTGATCGTTTCTGGCAATACCATCGATGGCCACGAGGGCACGGTCACTACGGACGGTGGGTCCTTGGTGCTGAATTACTCACCAGGTGACACGGGTGGTCAAGGTGAATCCTCGCTGATCTTCACGGACAACACGATTGGCACTGCTTACCTCGGCTCCGGGATCTTGTTCGTCAACGGCTCGAACGAAAGCGAAGCCAACCGACGCTGCAAGCACCTCGTTGTGACCGGCAACACGATGGCGCGAGGCGACTTCTTCCTGCGCATGACCAGCTACGCGTACAAGACCTACGAGGGCGTTCGCTACGCGATCATCGCGGACAACGTGATCGACATGAATGGCGGGGCGCTGTTCCCTCCCCCGAGCGGCAACAATTACGGCATTCATACTGCATCGCTGGCCACCGACATCATCGTCATTTCAGGTAACGCATTTGCGAACACCACTGAGGCTATCAAATCGCCGGCGTACGCCAACAGCGCAAGCGCAAATATTCGGATTTGGGGGAACAGCTACAAAAACATCACGACGCCCTACAACGCCGCGGCAAACCTGTTCCCTGCTGAGAAGTTCGATAGCGCGCCGGTGGTTTCGGCCGTCGGCAGCGACACCACCGTGCAGCCATATGTGTCGGCGCGTAACACCACGGGCAATTCCGAGGTAAAGCTATTCCAGCAGTCCACGACCTCGTACCTCATGGCGACTAACCAGCTTGAGGTCTACGCTGGCGGCGCGTCGCAGCTCAATCTGGGTGCCAACTATCTCCGGCCGACTGCCGACAATACCAAGACGCTTGGCCAGGCGGCCACGCGCTGGTCCACTGTGTACGCCGGAACGGGCGCCATCAATACCTCGGACGAGCGCGCGAAGCAGCAGGTGCAGACGATCGACGTCCGCGTCCTCAGGGCTTGGGCCAAGGTCGGGTATGCACAGTACAAGTTCAATGATGCTGTAGAGGCCAAGGGCGACGGCGCACGCTGGCACATCGGCGTCATCGCGCAGCGCGTCAAGGAAGCGTTCGAATCGGAAGGGCTCGACGCTTTCTCCTTCGGGCTCCTCTGCTACGACGAATGGGACGACCAGCACGCGTCTGCGCTGGGCGAGGACGGCAACCCAACGGCGGAAGAGATCCTGGTGCAGCCAGCAGGCAACCGCTACGGGATCCGCTATGAAGAAGCGCTCGCGCTGGAATGCGCATACCTCCGTTCACGTCTCACGGCATAAGGGCGCAACCATGATCGACAAACCACCGCACCCACCCGCGAGCGAATGGGCGGAATTCGTCACCTGGGCATGGATGATCGGCATCTCCTTGCTGGGCGGCTTCGTATCGTTCGTCCGGAAAGTGCGTTCCAACCACGCGCGCGCCTGGAACTTCACCGAGTTCGTCGGGGAGATCTTCACGGCCGCCCTCGCCGGCATCATCACTGCAAACCTCTGCCAGTGGCTCGGCTATCCGCCATCCCTGACCTACGCTCTCACCGGCATCGGCGCTCACATGGGCAGCCGCGCGCTGTTCAAGCTCGAAGCGCTGTTCGACACGAAGTTTCCCGCAACCCCACTAGCGAAGGATCAAGACCATGAGCATCACCAGAATAATTGAAGGCGTGCTCGATCGCGAGAAAGGCTACGTCAACAACCCGAAGGACGCCGGCGGCGAGACGATGTGGGGAATCACGGTCGAGACGGCGCGTCGCAACGGCTATACCGGACCGATGCGTGACCTCTCGCGGGACCAAGCCGCCAAGATCTACCTACACGAATATGTGATCGCGCCGGGCTTTATGCGGATTGCGGCCATCAGCATGCCCATCGCCGAAGAGCTGGTCGACTCCGGTGTGAACTGCGGCACATCCCGTCCCGGGCCCTGGCTGCAGCGCACCCTGAATCTGCTCAACCGCGAGGCGAAGCTGTTTCCCGACCTGGTCGTGGATGGCGTGCTGGGCCCGGCCACGCAGGCGGCGCTGATGTACACACTCCGACACCGCGGGGCCGACGGCGAAAAGGTGCTTCTGCGTTGCCTCAACAGCCTGCAGGGCGCCTATTACATGGAAATCACCGAGCGCCGGGCGGCGAACGAGGAGTTTTTCTTCGGATGGATTCTCAACCGCGTGGAGGCAGCATGACACCCCTGATCCCGATCACGATGCAGCTGGCGCAGTTCGCGCCCGGCATCATCAAACTGCTCACCGGCAGCGACAAGGCCGAGGAGGTCGCCGGCAAGGTCCTGGACGTGGCCCGGACCGTGACCGGCATCGAGGATCCGGCGACCGTAGTGCACACGATCCAGACCGACCCGCTCAAGATGATGGAGTTCCAGCTGGCGATGGGCGCGCAGCAAGCCGACCTGGAACGCATGTACCTGGCCGACACACAGAGCGCGCGCGGCCGCGACGTCGAGCTGGCAAAAGCTGGTATCAGCAACCACCGCGCCAATGTGCTGGCCGGCGCCGCCCTCCTCCTGGTCGTGGTCTGCCTGTTCATCGTCATCTGGAGCTCTGCCGCCGATGACTTCGCGAAGGCGACGATCAGCCTGATCCTGGGCCGGGCGCTGGGCTGGGTCGAGCAGCTGTTCTCGTTCGAGTTCGGTACCACTCGGGCGAACAAGACGAAGGACGAGACGATCAACAAGCTGTCAGGCACCTGAAGGACGGCCGGGAAGGCAGCTCAATAGTGTTACACTCCCCGCCCATGTACGGAAGAGTCAAACGTTTGCGGGAGCGCGGCCAGCGCATGTCGGATCGCGAGATCTCCCAGGCCCCATTCGCCGAGGGCGCGGTGCGCGTCTACGGCCTGGGCGGCGTCATCGTCGCTGCGGTGACAGATCCCGCCTCGCAGATCGGCGATCCGCTCATCCCTCTGCTCTATGAAGCCAAGCTCACCACGATGACCGACGGCGGCATGCTTCTGAAAGGCGAGGAGCGGCCTCAGGGCGACGCAGGCCCGGCCTATGTGCAGGAGTGGTCGGTACGGTTCGAGTCGCGCTGAGCCGTTGGTATTTCCGTTGGTATCTGCATAGACCCATCAATCGAAGCCCAGCATCCATGCGGGTTTCCGTCAATTCTCCGATTCCAGTCGGGGGGACCACCCGCAACCCTCCCCTGACATGCAAACGCTCACGCCGGATTTGGCGCGCTCGAATGCGGCAGCCGGACGCGTCCCCTCGAGACAGCGCGCTGGTTGGCGCATGAGGCACCGGGCCGTTGCATGATGGCCGGCATTGGCCATCCATGTCCGCTCAGCCGCCGTGCCGGACTCCTACCTCCGTGACGTCCCCACCGATCCGCAGTTCGTCCCGCAGGAGCATTCGATCCGCGAAGCAGCGGCTCTCCTGCGCACATTTTGTTCTGGAACTTGCAAACGCCCGAATTCCTTGCCTACCCCAAGAGCAGCTGGCCCAGCTCGACAACACCGTGGGATGCCCGCTCCTCGAAATACAAGCTCACGTGTGATCGCGCACGCCGTTCCAGCCGACTTCGAAGCCGGATTCACAGGCATTGTTCGGTGACCGGGGTGGGCTTGTCCGGATCAAAACGGTGCAGCTTGCATTCGCTTTTCTTGTAAGCCTCCACCTTCTTCGCCAGGACTTTGTTATGCAGGATGAGCTGAGAACCCCTCACGGACTTCTTGGTGAACACCATCACGTTCCCCTGCTTGTCCCAAATGAAGATATTCGGCTTCCTGTCCGCGAACCCGAACAGATCCATCTCGCCGCGTGGCTTCCCGTGTTTGCGCTTGAGCGCTTGCTGGAACCGAGCCAGTTCATCGTTCGTCAACCGCTTGAAGAGTGAATCGCCGGCTGCGATCGCCTGCAGCTCGGCGTTCACTGCAAAGCACTCGTCGACGAACGCATAGCGCGACCGGCAGCCCTCAGAATCGACGCCTTCCATGGTGACCAGTTGCACCTGCTCCAA